GATAAAACGATTGGTGCTACCATAGTAAAAGAATGGGATATTAAAATAGTTCCAACTATTGTTGTATTAAAAGAAGGTGTAGAGATAAAAAGATTTCAACCTGGTATTAGTATGAGCTTTGATGAAAAAACTATTATAGAAGATATAAAAAAAGAAGTTAGATAATGCCAAGAAAAAAAACCAAAGCTATAAGAAAGACGACTAAAGGTAAGAACGCTAATTACAGACCTACGAAAAAAGGTGCTGGAATGACAAAGAAAGGTGTAGCTGCTTACAGAAGAGCTAACCCTGGTAGTAAACTAAAAACTGCTGTTACTGGTAAAGTAAAAAAAGGTAGCAAGGCAGCTAAGAGAAGAAAGTCTTATTGTGCAAGGTCTTTAGGACAACTAAAAAGAAGTTCTGCTAAAACTAGGAATAATCCTAATTCTAGAATAAGACAAGCACGAAGAAGATGGAAATGTTAAAGAATAGGAGATAACATGAATATAGTAATCAGTAAATTATTAACAGGCTTATTAAGTGAAAAAGTTTTAAAAGCTGTGTTAATAAAACTTGGTGATTATTTCATCAAGAAATCAGATAATAAATTAGATGATGAAATCTGGGCTGAAGTTAAAAAAGCCCTTAAATAAATAAGGAGAGAATATGAACTGCGAATGTGGATGTGGGTGTTAATAGATGCCTAGAAGGTCATTACAATTAAATGATTTTAGTGGAGGACTTAATACCAAGTCCTCTCCTAGGGATATTGCACCCAATCAGGTCCAATTAGCAAATAATGTATTCTTGTCTAATCCTGGATTAATACAGTCTAGTAACGATTCTACTTCTAAGCACGATAGTGCACCAGAGACAATGACGCATATTAAACAAGGTAATGGAGCATTTATATTTAACTCTCAATATAATATAGATACAGAAGGAACAGCTACTACCCCTACTCAAGTTATTGCATATCCTATAGATGATGATAGTAACACAAATATACAATTTTTTAGAAGAGACTTTGACAGTGTTGGAAACTTTACATTTGAAGGAACAAATGCAGAGATAGACCTAGGTGTTACAGGTGCTGTAGAGCCAGTATATTACTTTGTAGATGGAGTATTGTATGTATCAGATAAACGAGTAGTTGATGGCTTTAACGACTCTGAACCTAAAAAACTAGTATATGTAGACCAAACAACAAGATTAGGTACATCTATTACAGGTGGATGGACTGATATAAATTCTAAAATAGAAATAGACGGCAATCAATTTGAAGATATTTCAGAGTCAAGTGCTTTTGGCTCTTCTGGTTCAGTAAATCCTGGCTCAGGAGAGTTTAGCATTATACTATCTACAGACCCAATCGTAGACGCTACTGCTTTTACTACTATTGTACAAAATTTAGTCTCGCCTGCTAATGAGTTAAGAACTACAGTAAATCCAAATGAAACTAACCCTGACGCAACAGCAGATATTAGACTTACAGATAAAGTTGTTTATTTAAAATTACAAACAGCAGAAGATATGTCTTCAGCTGATTTAGATTTTGCTGGTGTATTTACTACAGGACAATTTGCTGATGGACACATAATATTTATTAACGGTGAAGGTATGAGAGTTAGAGGGATAAACTATGTAGATTTATCTGTAGCAGATGATAAAAAGGTAGTACAGCTAATTGTAGACAGAGATGTATTTGGCACAGGAATATTAGAGCACGCAGGTTCATCTCCAGTTAAAGTTAGTACATCTTTAAGTATATCTGTAACATCTGGTGGATGGGAAACAGGTTCTTATGAGTTTTGTCATACCGTAGTAGATTTACAAGACAATGAATCATTACCTCAATCTCCAAAATCAGACTTGTTTGGTATTACTGCTGGTGCATATTTTACTAGAGTAAAAGTTAGAATACAGGATACATCATTTACAGGAAGAACAAATGAAAAAGGTTTTCGTGTATACACTAGAAAAAAAGACGGTAATGGTAGATGGATATTATTTTTAGACGTAGATTATTATAAAGGAGTAAGAAAAAATTTATTTGAAGATTATACAATTCTTGAAGAGGCAGCAACAGACTATCATGAAAATTCTGCTTCTTTTGATATTGTAAATCCATCCTTAGATACATACGAAAGTATAAATGGATATTCACAAGATGAAGAAAGTATTGACTTTGGAACAGATGGTGGATTTAAAGCAGCTACAGTATGTGCTAGAAGAGCATGGGTTGGTAATGTTAGAAAGAACAATAAAGTATTTGATGATAGAATATATTATTCTCCAGTAAATAGATTTTCTACATTTCCTGACAGTTATTTCTTAGACATTGGTATTAGTGACGGTGATTCATTTACTGCATTACATAGTCTTGGAAATAGATTGCTTGCTTTCAAACAAAGAAAACTTTACGTTATTAATATATCATCAACATCAGATGCTGGTTGGTATTTAGAAGCAGAGTATGATGGCATGGGATGTAGACAACAAGAATCTGTATGCAAGACACCTTTTGGTGTTTGTTGGGTAAATGATGATGGAGTTTATGTTTTTGATGGACAATCTACTCCTAAAGAATTAACAGCTAATTTAGATGATGCGACTTGGAGAACAAATCAATCTACTAAAAATCCAGCTATTGGATATAATAATAAATATAAGCAATTGAATGTAGTACAAGATACTGCGGCAGATACAGATGTTCTTGTATTTGACTTTCCAACTCAAGGTTGGAGTTTAACTAAATCAATAGGAAGTTCTGGTATATCAAATTTTCTACCTTCCTACGATGGATTATATTATTTAGAATATGGTGCAACAAATGGTAAAACTGTAAAACTTTTATCAGGTGATGTAGGTACAAAATCAATAGATTTAAAAACAAAAGATTTAGACTTTGGAAATCCAGGTTTAGTAAAAAGAGTAAATAGAGTATTTGTTACTGCAAAAGGCAGTGGAACTACTTTAACATTCAAATATGCCAATGACGGAGAAACAGCTTTCGCAACAGCAACAGATGCAAATCCTGGAGTTTCTTTAGGCTCAGATTATGTTACAAAAGAATATACAATAGGTAGCTCTGATAGAAATTGCCAGTCTATGGCTTTTGAATTAACATCAAATGGTTCTATAACTATTAATGATATAAATATAGATTACAGACAAACTAATAAGAGACCTCCTTTATAATGCCAAAATCTGGTGAACATAGAGTTAATACTATTGACTCTTTCTTTAGAGTCAGACCATCTTCTCAGAATATTAGAGAAGGAGAGAATGTATCATTTCTTGAAGACGGCAAACTTATTAAGCAAGAAAAGAGAAATGGTGTAGTATATGAACAAGTCTATGTAGAGCAAGGTCAAGCACAGGCAGCAGCAAGAGTTGGCACATCTACTGGTGATATAACTAATGTGGTTATATCTGGTTCGTCATCTGGTTCAGGAGATGTTACTGGTATTACAGCTGGAACTGGTTTAACTGGTGGAGGTTCTAGTGGTAATATAAATTTGAATGTAGTTGGTGGTACAGGTATTACTGCTAATGCAGATGATATAGCTATTGATTCTACAGTTACTACTTTAACAGGCACACAAACTCTTACAAACAAAACTTTAACAGGACCAAAAACAACAGGAGATGTATTAAATTCTGGAAATGTATCTGGTAATACTTATAAATATTATAATTCAGCTTCAAACACTTTAGGCAATACTGCATTTACTGTAAGCCAGTCAGGAGAGGTAAATTTTGCTGCTACAGTTGAGCTAACAAACTCAGTATTTGCTGCAGATGTCAATGATGGACCTGTAGTAAATTTTTACAACAATAGAACAAATCCAGACCAAGTTGTTAAATTAGGAACAATACAATTTAGTGCTCCTGTGTCAGGTAGTCCTGGAGATATATCTAGACTTACAGCTGCATATATAGAAGCTAAGGCACATTCTACATTTAGTAGTTCAAACAATCAGACAAATTTAATTTTTTATACAGCTAATAACGCCATAGCAGACGAAACTTTAAGACTGAATTATAATGGTTCTACAACCTTTAATAATGCATTTACATTTCCAACAGCTGATGGTTCAGCTAATCAATTTTTAAGAACTAATGGTAGTGGTACAGTATCATGGTCAAACACTTTAGTAAGTCCAACTTTTACAGGTACAGCACAAGGTGCTAATTTAACTCTTACTGGAGACTTAACAGTAGGTGGTACTACGACTACTTTAAATGCAGAAAACTTACAAGTAAAAGATAAGAATATTGTATTAAACTATTTAGATGGAGATTCAAGTTCTACTGCAGATGGAGCAGGTATAACAATACAAGATGCTGTAAATTCATCAACTGATGCAACAATGCTTTGGGATGCGACTAATGATGAATTTGATTTTTCTCACACGGTAACAGCTCCTGATTTTACTGGAGATTTAACAGGTAATGCTTCAACTGCTACTACTGCAACTACTGCAACTACTTTAGCAACTGCAAGAAACTTTAGCTTGACTGGAGATGTAACTGCTGGAGCAGTATCATTTGATGGTTCAGGTAATGTAGCATTATCTACAACCATAGCAGCAGATAGTGTAGCATTAGGAACAGATACTACTGGTAATTATGTAGGAACAATTACAATAGGTTCAGGTGTTTCTACTTCAGGTGCAAGTACAGGAGAAGGTATTGCACATAACCTAAGCATTAATGCAGCACAAACAGCAATTACTTCTATATACAATTCTTCTTTAGAAATTGGTAGTGCAGCAGATGGACAAATAATAGATTTTGGTACTTCTGATGAAATACGATTAGGAAGTTCTACACAAACATCAGTTAAGATTAAAACAGACCCATTAGGTTCTGCACAAGATGAAGTAATTATCGGAGCTGGTACAGCAAATGTAGACTTCGTTGTAGATGGTTCAAGTGGTAGCACTATATTTAAAGTAGATGCAGGAACAGGCAATACTGCAGTTACAGGCGATTTAAGTATTTCAGGAAGTTTCAATCCTGCTACAATAACTGCTTCAACATCAGTTAGAACTCCTTTAATAGAATTTACAGATGGAGATGATGCAATTACGATTGCAAATGGTGGAGGAATGACTTTTGCTAAAGGATTTACTGTAACATCAGGGGCTTCTTCTTTTGGTGCAAATGTAGCTATAAAAAATACAGGTGGCACAACATTACGACTTGACACATCAAGCACAGATGTTGACGAAAATGGACTTTTAGGAAGAATTAATTTTTCAGCACCTGACGAATTTGCAGGTAGTGCTTCAAACCTATTAGCTGCTTCTATTGTAGCAAAAGCAACTGCAGATTTTACATCAAGCTTTAATACGACAGATATGATATTTGAATTAGGAGTATCAGAAACTGCATCAGAAAAATTTAGAATAGTAAGTGATGGTAAAATTAAGATTGGTGGTTCATACACTTTACCTTCATCAGATGGTAGTGCTAACCAAATATTAAAAACCAATGGTAGTGGAACAGTATCTTTTGCAGATGAAAATACAGGAATATCTTTCAATGGTTCTACTGCTAATGGATTATTGACTTATGGTAGTAGTACCACAGCAGATGTAGAAACAGATTTAGTATATACTGCAACTGGATTAGGTATAGGCACATCACCTGAAGAAAAGATGCACATTTTTGGAGATGCACCTTTTTTAAAGATTGAAAATAATACCGAAGATACTTCAGGTATTATTATGGAAGATGCACAAGACTCAGGACAAAATGGTAGAATTGTATATGATTCAGGTGCAAATAAACTATATCTTCAAACTCATGGTGGAACTGGATTTACAATGGATTCATCTCAAAATATCGGCATAGGAACCACAAATCCTGGATATAAGTTATCAGTAGAAAACGAACTAAATGTATTTTCAAGTGGTGATACTGCCAGTCCGAAAAAAGAAGGACATTTATTAAGAGTTATTGATACTACTAATGATAATCCTGATGTAGAACATTTTTTTGTAGAAAATCATGGTTTAGCTTATGGTATGAGATGGCTTTATGATGGTGGTGCTAATACATTTTCATTATATAGACATAACAATAGTGCTTCAGGTACTGAAGTTATAAGATTTAGCAGAACAACTAATAATATTTATGCACCAGGTAGTTTAAGAATTAATGGACTTGGTATTGGAATAGGAAATAATTCTCCACAAAATACACTCCATGTCGATGCAACCACATCATCAAATGTTGTAGCAAGATTTAATACTGATAGCACATTTACTTTTATTGATTTATACAATGATGATTCTAATAGAGTTCAAATTGGTAATGCAGATGATGGTGATTTTATTATTAGAACTGCTGATGCTGAAAGAGTAAGAATAAACTCATCAGGTAATGTCGGTATAGGAACTGCAAATTTAGGTACCAACTATAAAATGGTTGTCAAGAGAGCTACTAATTGCAATTTAGGTGTTGGATTACAAGGTGGTGAATTATCATTAGAAGCATTTAATGATGCTATTACTGCAAGTGTTCCATTTAGATTATATGGCTCAGAATTTAATATGTTAGGTGGTTCAGTCGGTATAGGAACTACATCACCTGAAACAAATTTACATATTGGCTCAGGAACACAATCAGTCGCAGCTTTAGCAGGGGTAGGTATTGCAAATGGTGCTTCTGCATATTCTTTCTTTTCAGCAAGCGATGGAACAAAACAATATATCGCAGGTATTGACCATACACTTACCTATTCTAAAGCAGGTACTTTGTCAAATCACGACCACTCAATTATAACTAACAATGTAGAAAGAATTTATATAAAAAATACTGGTAATGTCGGTATAGGAACTCAGACACCTGCAGACAAGTTACATGTTACAGGAAATATTAGAACAAATGGAGAAATATATTTAGATAATGGTGGAGATTCAATAGCATTTATGGGAGTATCTGATGCTAATTATAGAAAAGCATTGTATGCAAACAATGATAACCATTATATAACCAATAGACATACTGGTGGAGATTTAATCTTAATGTCTAATAATGGTAGTGCAGGTGGAGAAACTGAAAGACTTAGATTTGTAGCAGGTAGTGGAACTCAAAATGCTTATTTCAGCAATGTTAATGTCGGTATAGGAGGTTCGCCAGAAGGAAATGCAAAATTAGATATAAAAATGAGTGGTGTATCTCAATATCTAAAACTTGAAAGAAGTTCATCAAGTGGTAGAAGTCAAATACAATTAGCAAATGAAAGTGGTACAGAACTTTGGAGATTTGGATTAACTGGTGGTGGAAGTGAAGATTTTGTGTTTTATGATGGTGGTGCTAATGTATTAATCTTAGATAGAAGTAGTAATCAAGCACAATTCAATAATGATGTTATAGCTTTTGCAACTTCAGATGAACGACTAAAAGAAAATGTAAAAAATATTGAAAGTCCATTAGAAAAATTAAACAAAATTAATGGTGTAGAATTTGACTGGATTAAAAAAGAAGGCATACATGGAAATGAAGGACATGATGTAGGTGTAATAGCACAGGAAATAGAAGAAGTCCTACCTGAAGTAGTTACTACAAGAGATAGTGGATATAAAGCAGTTAAATATGAAAAGATTGTACCTCTACTTATAGAGGCAATAAAAGAACAACAGAAACAAATAGAGGAATTGAAAAATGGCTAAAGTAATCGCAGAAAAAACACAAGAAGCTATAGTAGCTGATGCACCTAAAATGGTAGAAATCAAGCATACAAGAACGATGCAAGATGCATCAGGTAATGATGTAGAAGTAGTGGATTATACTGATGTTAAATCAGTAGATGAAGCTATATCACAATGTGAAACACATAAAGCTAATTTAGAATCACAACTTACAGAGTGTGAAGCAGAATTAGTAGACTATATAGCAATAAGAGATGCTGAGTAATGGCAACAACTAATGTTCCAAGTGCAAATATTGGTATGTCTGACTTAGCAGATGCCTGTGGAGTAGAAATACAAACCAATCTTAGTTTAAATGGACTAAGAGCAGGGAATGGTGGAGATTTAACTACTTCAGATACTGATAGTGGGGAAACCTTAGCAGAAAACATACTTACCAATACTACATCTTTTGATGTTAGTGATGGTTCTGTATTTACAGATGAATATATTAGAATTGATAGTGAAGTTATGAAAGTACAATTTGTTTCAGGAAATACATTAACTGTATTAAGAGAAGAAAATGTTGACCCACCAAGCACAGTAGGAGATGCACACACTAATAATGCAATAATTTATTTTTCCAATCCTTTTGTGCCTCATCATTTTCCTGACAATTTAGGTTTTGGTGGTGGTAAAATAGAAGTTCAAGGATATTTGACATCTTGGGCAGTTGCTAACGAAGAAGATGATGGCTATGGGCAGAACACTACTAATATAGGCATGAAAGAAACTTTTTACACAAATGCAGGTTCAGGAAGAAGTGCAGATAGCGATGGATATATCGCACAATAAAAGTAATAAAATAGTAGAAATGGTAACAAGGATATTAATAAATTAGTGAGGATATATATATTATGACAAAAGGATTTTCACAATACCAACAATCACAACTAGGGGTCTCAGCTGCTAAAGCTAGAGCTATCTCTGAACGTAGTGAAGCACAGTTTCGTACTGGACTTACTGCTATACAGGAAAAAGAGGCTTTAGAAAGAGCAGCAGACCAATTAGAAAAGATAGCAAAAGAAGCAGAAAAAAATGCACGTAAACGTGGTAGAAAAGTTTCTTTTGGTAGATTGATAGGTGGTACGCTAGGATTTGTATTAGGTGGACCAGCTGGTAAAGCAGCTTTAGGTACAGCTTTAGGTAGTTTAGCAGGTTCAGCAGCAGCAGGTGGATTTAAAAAATATGATGTAGATGTTCCTGACAGCTTAGTTCCTGGTGGATTATTCTATGGAAGAGAAAGAGAAGCGTTTAAAGAACGTGCAGATGATTTAGAAGAAGCATTTGAAGAGCTGACAAAGCAACAAAGAATGAATATTGGTAAGAACGTTGTTACTGATTATTTAATTGGAAGAGGTCTTGGTAAACTAGGAGAAGCTAAGATTGGAGACCTAGATGTTTCTCTTGACGACTTGCTAGAAACAGGAAAAATATCAAAAAAAGATTATTTAGTAGATATACTGAGAAGTGCAGCTGGTGGTATTGGAGAAGATAGACTATCTACTCTTCAAGGTTTGGCAGGAGAAAGCACAGATAAATTTGTTGCAGGATTTCAAGACCCTACAGAGCTAATATCTAAATTTGCATCTAATCAGCAATCTGTTGACAAAGCAGGTCAATTAAAAGAATTTATGTATGCAACTCAGGGCATTAGTGTAGACCCTAAAACAGGAACGCCTTATGATGCTTTTTTAGAAAAAAATCTAAATACACCTAGAGGTTCTAGACTCGAAGACCAAATGAAAGTATTGTCTCAATTTGAACCTGATTATATTGGAGCTAACAAAATAGCTACTCCTCCTCCAGTACAAGA